TCATTTTGTCGCTATTAATTGGCGATTCGTCGAGAATGGGCAAAGTGGGGGTGTTTTTGGGGGTGGTGTGTTCCCCATGGAACTAACATTGTTAAGATAATCAATAGTATGCGATAGGCGAGCCAATCCCTCCTCCGCTACCATCGGTAACATACCTTCCGGCGCTGTAGGCCGGTTTCCCTTGGCGATATCGAGCATTGAGGCGAGGCGGCCGTGGATTTCCACGTCGAGACCGCGGCCGATAGCGCGGGGGTTTAGCACTACCTTTTCGACCAGGGCGCGGACCGCGTTTCGCGCGTCTCTGGCATCTTCGGCCGAGTTTTCCAGCGTGGCCATGATCGTCTCGATCGCGGCCCGGTAGGCCTGTGCGATCGCGGGGTGCAGCGTGATGACCTGCGCGGCGCTGCTTTCTGCCAGCTGGGCCTGCAGCGTCTCGCGCTCTGCCCGCGCGGCCTGCAGGGCCTGCACCACTTCGGGCACGTCGCCAGCGCCGGCAGTGATTGCCGCCACCAGGCGATCGATCTGCTTTGTCAGCGCCTCGATCCTGGCGCCGTGGCGCTTGGCCGTGTCGATCGCCTCTCGATCGAGGCGCTGGCGTTCCTGGTGATAGGTGCGCACGGCCAGGCTGACGCGTTCGGGGCTTAGCAGCTCCTGGCGCAGGCCGGCCAGCACGCGGCGTTCGAGCGGCGGCGTATCGATCTTGCGGTGGTTGTCGCATGTGCCGGCGCGGCGGCTGTTGGCGCAGCCCCACTTGTCGGCGCCGACCACGATGAACGGGCCGCCACAACAACCACAGGTGAGCAGGCCCGACAGCAGCCGCTTTGGCCGCCGCTGCCTGGCGTAATCCCAACCCTGCTTCACGCTCTTGGCGGCGCGCACGCGTTGCCAGGTTTCGTCATCGATAATGCGCAGGTGTTCCACCGCCTCGCGCTGCCAGGTTTCGGGCGGATTGACGCGCGGGACGCGGCGGCGGGTTTCGGGATCGCGCACCATCGTGGTGCGGCCATAGACCAGCTGGCCGATATAGATTTCGTTGCACAGGATGCCGTTGGCGCGCACCGCATCGCCGTTGATCGCGCTGACCTGCCACGTGCGGCCGGATGGCGATGGCACCCCTTCGGCGTTCAGGCGCCGCGCGATCGCCAGCGGGGATTCGCCATCGAGATATTCGCGGTAGATCCGGTGCACGATCGCGGCCTGGTCGGGATCGATTTCGCGCAGGCCGCCTTCGGCGTTGCCCTTGGCATCGAGGCGATGCACCTTGCGATAGCCATAGACGATATTGCCCGGCGTGCGCCCGGCCGCCACGCGGCCGCCCTGGCCGCGGCGGATCTTGTCCGCCAGATCGCGGCGGAAAATCGACGCCATCGTGCCTTTGAAGCCGATCTGCAGTTCATCGATCAGCCCTTCCGACAGCGTGAATATCCGCGCGCCGGCGTGAACGATGCGCTCATGCAGGTAGGCCATATCGCCCTGATGGCGGGAAAGCCTGTCCAGCGCCTCTGCCATCACCTGGTCGGCATGGCCGGCGCGGATATGATCAACCATGGCGTTGAGCCCGGGCCGATCGCGCACGGCGCCGCTGATGGCATAATCGGAAAATACGGCCGTGACCGTCCAGCCTTCGCGCTCTGCCCGCTGGGTGCAGATCCGCACCTGATCTTCGATCGAGCTATCTTTTTGCAGGTCGCTGCTGAATCGGGCGTAGATCGCGGTGCGCATGGTGGCCTTGGGACTGGGTGGTGAGCTGGGATTGCGCATGGTGCTGCTTTGCCAGGGCGCGCGCAATGGCCATGGCGATCACGTCGATTTCGGGCGCGTCGCTTTTGGGCACGCGACTGGCCATCAGTCTTGCCCCATGATCACGGCGCGCACCTGGATGCCCAGCACCGTCAACAGCGGCTTGGCGATATCGCACAGGCCGCGCATGCGCAGCAGCTGGGCATGGTGCGGCGATGCGACGCGCCAGCCATCGGCGGTGCGCCAGGCTGCACGCAGGGCATCGTGCATCATCGGGGGCAGTTCGGCCGCAAGGGCGGCCGGCGCCGGCAGCTTGGCGATGTGGCGGCGCAGATCGGCATCTTCGCGCCAGCCCGCATAATCGTCCATGACGGCCATCATGGCTGCACCTGGGTGGCGGTAGAGATGGCGCTGGGCACCTGGGGAAACTTGCCGACCTCGTTGCCCCAGGCGGCCCAGCCTGCGCGGGTGGTGCGGCTGAAAAACTCGATGTAGCGGCCGGGCACGGCCGGGCCGAACAGCGCTTCCAACCGGGTGTATTGGTCATCGGGCTTGCGGCTGTGTTCGCGCGCGGGAGCGACGATCAACTGGCGCTGCGCGTGGTTGACCACCGGCATGCCGCGCCCGCGCTTGAACAGCAGGCAGGGTTCGACCTGCTTGCGCGAGTAGCGGCCCATGCTTATGCGCGGTTCCTGCACGTCGCCCGTGAACAGGTCGATCTGGTTGGCATCGATCAGGCGTTGCTTGGCCCAATAGAACAGATCGGTGACGTAGGCGTAGCCCCACGCGCGGGCCAGATCGAACGCCTGTTCCAAGTGCGTGCCGATCACCCACATGGCGATCACCGAGTCTCGCGCCATCATGCTGCCGATCGGCAGGGCCTGCATCTCTTCGAGCGTCATCGTGGGATAGGGATCGGCCGCCTGGGTAGGGACTTCATCGGCGCCCGACCACGCGCGCGTGGCCCATGGTGGGTCCATGAGGGCCACGCGCGGCTTGGCTGCTTTGGTCGAGGCGCGCGGGGTGGGCATCAGTTGCGCTGGCCGCCGTCGATCTGGTTGGCGGCCGCGATCAGCGAGGCTGCAAATGCCCGCGCATGGCCAGGTGCAAGCGGGCTGATTGTGCCCAGGCGGTGACCGTCATAATCGCCGACGGAGACGATTCCCACGAACGTGCCGTCTTCATCAGCGCCTGTCATAACGGTGAGAGAGGATGCTTCCACGATCGCCGCTGGGCCTTCGGGAAAATCAACCATCTGGGGGGCGAGGCCCCGTGCCTTGGCCTGATCAAGGATCGTATTTGCGTCGATCGGCATCGTTTGACGATCCATGATCAGGCCTCCGCTTCTTCGGTTTCGTCGGCTTCGGCCTCGTCATCGGCGCCGGTCTCGTTCTGCTGCTGGGCGGCGGCCTGTTCGGCTTCGTATTGTGCCGTGGCTGCTTCCATCTGGGCGGTCAGCTCTTCGGGCGTCACCTTCATCATGATCGCCACTAGGTAGCTACCGTCTGCCGTTTTGCGAAAAGGATTGATCCAGTTGTTTTCAGGCCAAAAGGCCCGGCCCTCAAAGGGCGTGCCGGCAAACTTTCCCACGCCCAGGCGGGCGGCAATTTCCGTGATTTGCAGCGCGCGAAAATGGGCGGCTTGTTCTTCTGGCGTCATCAGTTGAGCGGGCGCAGTATCGCGCTTTTCTTCGGGCTTGAACTGCGCCGTCAGTTCGAGCCCGCTGCCATCCCTGCTGATCGTGTAGACCGCGATGCGCTGTTTAAGCTGGGCCTTGGTGGGCGCCTTGCTTTCGTAATAGCTGTAGTGCCGCTCGAAGCCGCTGGGCGCTTTGGGCACCTTGTTGTGATCAAGGGCGAACAGGCCGGATTTGAAACCGTCGCGCTTGGCCAGGGCGGGAATGGTGGCGTCCGCGATTTCCTTGGCCAGATTTTCCAGCAGCTTGATATCGAGGCAGCGTTCCTGGCCCTTTTCGCCCATGAACATTTCGGCTTCGACGCGGCCGCCGGCGGCCTTGTAACCGATCAGGCCGACGAACTGCACCAGCGGGGCATCGAGCGGCAGAGACTTTGCGCGCATGTCGCTGCGCACCTGGTCGGGCTTGTGCGCGCGCCACTGGTCCTTTTCGTGCAGGGCGAAGACGGCGCGCTGGTGTTCTTGGTCGCTGTTGCTGGCATAGGCCTTGGCCGCTTCCACGCCGATCTTGTCAGCGCGCAGCGCGTCAAGGATTTCCGGCGCGAGATCGGCCAGGCGCAGGCGGCCTTCGACATAGGTGACCGTCTTGCCAAAGCGCTTGGCGCAGATCTGCACGGCGCCTTCGTGCGTGCAGCCGTCGCGCTCTACCGCTTCCTTGATAATCTGGCGGAACGCGGCGAATTCGTCGGCCGGGTTCATCGCCACGCGGTGGAGGTTTTCCGACAGGCTGGTTTCGGTAGCGTCGCTGCGATCTTCGACCAGGCACGGCGCGGGCCAGTTGGCCGGCAAGCGGCCATCGGCCACCAGCAGCTGCATCGCCTGGAAGCGGCGGCCGCCGGCGATCACTTCGAACTTGTCGGCCCAGTCTTCGCCTTCACCGGTGGCGAAATGGGCGGGGATGACGACAAGGTTTTGCTTGAGGCCGCGCGCGTCGATATCTTCGGCCAGGGCCTGGATATCGGCATCGCGTTCGGTGTGGCGCACGTTGAGCTTGGACAGCATCAGCTGGTCGAGCGGAATGGTGGTGATGGTCATGGCTGGGCTTTCAGTTGGCGGGGCGCAGTTTGCAGAAAGGATCGGTGCAGGCCTTGGCCTGGTCGCGGGTGCGCAGCGTCTCGCACTGGTCGCACCAGCCCTTGCCACTGGTGCCGAAAACCGGGCCGGTTTCGGGCGGTGCCTTGATCGGCCGCGGCGGCACGGCAGGCTGCCTGGGGGGGGGCGCTGCCGGTGCCTGGTGCGTCACGGTGATCGCCGGTTGCGGCCTGGGCGCGCCGGCCTGGGGAAGCGGCTTGCCCTGGGCGACAGAGCGCATGGCAGCGGCGCAGGCATCGATATGTGACAGGTGCGCATTGCGTTCGCGCAGCACGTGCCCGGCCATCACCCATTCTTCGGGCATGTGCTTGCCCAGGGCGGCGATAATGCTGGCGGCGGTCAGATCGCCTTCGCCGTCGCCCACATAATCGAACAGTTCGAACAGCGCCTTGAGCAGCGTGGCCGAAGGGCGCACCGGCACATCAGGATAGGCGGCGCGCAGCGTGTTGAGGGCAAAGCGCACATGGTGCTGGCTTTTGCCGTGCACCGCCTTGACCAGCATGGGCGCGCATTCGAGATCGCCGGGGGCAAAGCTGGCGGTGTTGCTGATGCGGCGCACCCGCCAGCTGGCCTGGTCGAGCATATCTTGCACCAGGCGCGCCGTGGGATCGCCGGCGGCGAGCTGGCCGTGGAAGATCTGGCCCTGGGTCAACCGCTGGCGCCGCGTGTTGAGCCCCACGAACGTCTTGGCTTCCGCCTGATGGTCGAGGCTCGACAGCAGCACGCAGGGCAGGAACGGGATATCGCCGCGCGCCTTGGCGCCGGCAACACGGTGCTGGCCGTCAAGCACCCACAGCGTGCCATCGGCGCGGCGGCTGACAACGATGGGCTGGCACAGTGTCCAGTCCCACGCCTTGACCATGCCGTTGATCAGCAGCTTGGAGGCGGGGCTATCGGTGGCGCGCTGATAGGTGGGATCGACCTGCAGGCGATCGAGCGGCACTTGTTCCAGGCTGGGCGGCGCGCCGAGCTGGGGGCCGCGCAAAACGGGCGTGCCCGGTCTGGCGGCCGTTTGGGATTGTGTGGCATTCACAGCAACTGTCCTTGTTGGCCGCCGCTTGGCGCGGGGGCGGGTTGCGGGGGAACGGGGGGAGTCCAGCTGGCCAGCGCCACGGCGTGGCACTTGGCGCAGCGCCATGGCCCGGCGCTGCCGTTCAGCGACAGCGAGGGCCACGGTGCGCGGCAATCGGCGCAGCGGGCGGGCTTCCAGCTGGCGGCGGTCATGGGGTGGGCTGGCCAAGATCGATCGGGGTGACGCGATCGAGCAGGTAGCAGCCGGAAATGCCTTCGAGCTCTATCACCGGCGTATGACCGGACAGAACCCAGGCTTTGCTACGCGTAGTGGTTGCAACGATGCTGCCATCGTCGCGCTGGACGTTGACTTGTTGACCGACAGGGCAGCGATAATTGAAATCGTCCACCGCTTTGCGGACTGCGCGTGTTGCTGGCCGACGCTTAGCCATGCTGCACCTCACGCACGCCTAAAGTGATATATTCGTCATTGCGCATGGCGATGAAGGGCACAAAGTCCTGGCCTTCGTAACGCCGGTCGCTCGACATGCGGGCTTCGACGATTTCTACGACGGTACCGGCAGGGAACTCTTGGGCGATTGCCGCAATTGCAGCCTCGCGCGTGTCGGACTCATAGGCGAACTGGTCGGTTTCGCCTTCCGGGCAGGCATACCACTTCCAGGCGGCGAGCTTAGCCACGGCCATCCTCCATCACCAGGGCGGCCAGCGGCATCGTGCAGGCGCAGGTTTCGCACACGCAGCGTTCGGGCAGCTGGTCGAAGATCTGCGCGGCCGGTTCGCTGTTGAGGGCATCGGCGATCGCCGCATTGCCGATGGCCATGGCCAGGCCAGCGCGGCGGCGGATGGCGCCGGGATCGATGATGGCGCGCGAGGCGGTGACCAACCAGAATGTCACGCCAGTAGTTGCCAGCCCTTCGCCGCAGCCAGCGCACTTGGTCAGCCTGCTATCGGCGACGGGAAGTGTGGGGTTCAGCATGATCGGCCTTTCAGAGCTGGTAGGCGCGCCAGAGCGCGACGATGAAGGCGGCCAGGGCGATCATGCCGGCCACGGCCACCAGCGTTTCGGCCCAGGTGCAGCCAAGCCGGGCGAGGTAACCGCCGGCGATCGCGCCCGAGAGCATGGCAATGGCGAGGCGCAGCATGATCGGATCGAATGGACTGGTCATGGCAAGATCCTTCACGGGATGACGTGGGGCAGCGCCGCCACCAGCGCGCGGGCGATGATCGCGGCGGCGCCGATCGCGGTGATCGTGGTGGTGGCCAGGCCCAGCACGGCAAGCCGCGCGGCGGTGGCCACCACGGCATCGTCCAGGGCGGCGAAATGGCGCAGTTCTTCGCGCGCGCTTGCGGGGGTGGCGATCCGGTGCCGGGTGTGGTGCGACCCGATGCCTGCCTGGATGGGCCAGGCGGCAGGGCTTGGGGTGATGGCCGGCACCGGATCGCCGGGCCGCGCGCCAACCGTGGGAGCGGGCGCGGCCGACAGGATGAAAGGGGCGGCGGCCATGGTCAGGCCGCCTTGGGCTGGGCCTCTATCGCGGGGCGATAGGGCGGGATGGGATGGCCGTTGGCATCGCTGGCCAGCGCCAGGCACAGCCGCTGCAGATCGCGCGCGGCGGCGATGGTGACGGGGTTCTCGTCCGCCACCATCTTGTCGAACGCCTGGTCACGCGCGCCGGCCAGCACCCCGGCCCAGATCGAGCGGGGGCAAATGTCATCGGCGGCGAGCCAGCGGGCATGGCCCGGCCCCAGCACATGATCGTGGAACATGCGGCGTTCGGCCACCCGCTCTTCAAGGCCGGGCAGATCGGCGCCGAGCGTGCAGGCGATCGCCAGCCAGGGGCGCAGATGGGCATTGGCCTGGGCGCGCGTCATCTTGCCGCTGGCGACCACGGCCGACGCGGTTTCTGCCCGGCGGCGGTAGAGCAGCGCGGCGAGCTGGGCGAGCGTTTCGCGGGGAGCGGTCATTGTGCCAGCCTTTCGGCGGCATGGATCAAGCGGGCGGCGGCCTCGATGGCGTGCGTGCGTTGGTGGCCAGGGTTTGATGCCCTGAAAGCTGCGCTGGCATAACCGGATGCGCTTTCGATCAGTCCATCGGGCGAGAAGCAGCTATCCCAAAGCCATGCATCGTTTTCGAGAAGGTCGAGAACTTCATGCACCGCGGGCGACACGCCTTGGCGCAGATCTGTTTCCGTCTCGCCGTGCCCTTTGATCGGCTCGGGGCGGACGGGGGTGGTGACGAGGTTAGCGGACAGGCGCTTGCCGGCAGCATCCGTGCTTTCGCCGGTGATATTGGCGACGGCGCCTACCAGCAATTCCCATGTGCGTGAGCCTGGGCCGATCAGATAGGCCAGGAGCGGGTTGGCATGGGCCTGCGTTGCTAAATGCAGCGCAAGGTCGTTTGGCGCGCTCATTCGCCGCACTCCCGGCACTTGCGGCGGGTGGTGGCCTTGGCTTCGAGGCAGGCCTTGTGGCCCTTGATCGTGTAGTGGTGGCCGCATTCGAGCAGCTGCTTGCGGCGCGCGAAGCGGCCGCGGCCGGTGATGGCGGTGGTGGTGACCACCTGGCGCATGGGCGCGGCGCAGCGGCTGTGGGCGCGAATGCGGTTTTCAGCCGGGGCAGCGGCGGCGATCGCGCTGGCGAACACGTCGCCGGCGTCGGCGGTGATGTTGCCGCTGGCGCCGGGCAGATCGCGGCGCAGCAACAGCGTGCCATCGGCATTGTGGCGCAGGATGCGCACGCGCTCTGCGCTGGGGGCCAGATAGCCGGTGGAACCGGTGGCGGGGAAGTCGGTAGGGATTGCGAGCATGGATGCCTCCCGTGGTTGCGGGAGGCATGTGTTTCAGAAAATGAAACTCATATCAAGAGGGTTTGTTTCGTTTTTTGAAACCGGTTCATTCGCGCATGAATTCGTCGATCTGGCTGCACCACCAGACTTCGCGCTCATGGTGCATGCCATCGGCATCCATCACTGCGCAGATATGCCGCTGCAGCATGTGCGCGATTGTATCGGATTGCATGCAGCGCTGGAGGCTTGCCCACATGGTTTCAGCATCGGGGGCCAAGCGGTAGATGTGGCGGCATACCTCATCTAGATCGAGTGTTTGCTGTATCTCGCTGCGCATCCACCAGGACGTAGCAAAGTTCTCGATCGCTTCGCGTTCGCTGATATCGAAACTGCCGTCGCAACGGGCAATAAAGGCTAGGACGTTAAGCGCGGCGTTGAAATCGGCGTATTGACGCGGAGCAAGACCGAAGTGAAGCGCCGAAGCGGAAACCGAATTTGGCGCATAGCGGTGGAAGAAAGTGCTACCGGGATCGAACACCTCTCCGGTTATAATATCAACCGCCTGCTGGATACGATCTATGCGGAACGATCGGGATTGTTTGCGGAGCAAGCATCTGGCGAAGATGTACGCTGATCCGGCTTTCACTTCTAAGCGATGGCAGATGATTTGGCGTTCGGAGACAGCTGCGGCGCTGCTGCGGTACTGGATCAGGACATGCTTGCCCGTGATGGATTCTGCCGGCCACGATGGCGGCGAGGAGCTGGGAATCACAAGTGTGTCAGGATCATCATCGTCTTCTGGCGTAATCAGCCCGATGGCAGCTGGTGGAACGACGGGTTCTTGCTTGCGCAGCGCAGACCAAAAGCGTTCCACCAGCGTATTCATAACCCTGTTGCCTTTTTGTTGTTGGCTTCTTCATCTTCCATTGGTGCTGTGCGGAAAGGTATCCGCTTTTCAGCAGCGATGCGCAGCGCGGTGTCACGCAGCCGGCGCAGCGCGAACGCGTCGTCTGGATGCATCAGCAACTCGAACGGCTCGATGTTGAGCGCAAACGCGGCCTGGTTGACCGTCTCACGCTTGTAAGGCTGTTTGCCCGATACCAGGAACGAGGTCTTGCGCTTGTCCCAGCCTGTGACGCGCTCAAGATCCGCCTGCGAGGTGTGCAGGGTTTCGAGCCAGTGCCGCAGATACCAGTCGTGCGATAAATCACCCATGTTTCGATTATAGAAACCTTCAGTGTCGGCGTCGTTTGCGAGAAATGAAACATCGCCCTTGACGGGTAGTTTCATTTTATGAAACAAGCGCGGCTGATGACACAGGCAACTTCCTCCGTCACTGCCGCGCTCCCGTCGCCGATTTGTGCGGCGATTCGAGCGTTGCGCTTTGAGCGCCAAGAGACTGGCGCGCAGTTCGGTGAGGCGATTGGCCTTTCGAAAAGCCGCGTGAGTTTGCTTGAGACGGGCAGCTACAGTCCGAGTGTGGCGGTGGCACTGCGTATCGAGCAGTTGAGCGGCGGCCGGATCGACGCGGCCGAGCTGTGCGAGGATGTGCGGTTGGCGAGGCATGGCCTCCCCGATAGCGCCGAAATGGAACAATCATCCACCGGACAAAACAATAGCTTGTCCGGTGAAGCCGATGCGCCTGCCCCCTTGGGCGCAGCCTCCACCGGGGAGCGGTTTTCGCCTCCTGTGCCGCTTGCCGGTGGAGGCGCCCTTTCTGCAGATCCCGTTTCGCTGGCGACCTCTCACGCCAGTGCGGCCCGAGCCGGGGAGGCCTCCGCGCGGGTTGGCCTTCCCGGTGGAAGCGATCTGGCCGGGGGTATGGCGTGATGGCTGAAATCTTGATGCGGTTTTCTTTCGATCCAGAGACGAAAGAGGCCATGCGCCGCTGCATCGCCGGCATGGCAAAGTTGGGGCAATTGCAGCGCGCACTGGCCGAAGAAATCATGGATGAATTCTCCGATTTCTTTGAGCGCGTTGGGAGGGAATACACCTTTCTTGCTGGCGATCTTCCCTTTTTCGAGCCCGGCGCCAAGACGAGCCAGATTGGCGATAGCGAATATGCTGTTGCGTTCGTGCCAACCGCGCGATTTCGCGCGTTGATCGCCGCGATTGCAAAGGCTGGTGGCTACCCGGTCGCAGATATGAACGGTTGGCCGATCATTGAAGCACCCGTCACGGCCGTCAGCCAAGGTGTCGACGCATGAGCGCGCTGGGGCGGATCAAGCGCGCGGTGCGCGCGGCGGTTGGCGCCTGCGGCGGGATCGATGGCGCCGCCGCGACGGTTTCGCGCGGGCGCAGCACGGTGGGCGAGTGGAACGCGCTGGCGCATCCGGCCTGCCCGCCGCTCGATTGTGCACTGGCGATGGACGAAATCGCCGTGGCGCGGGGTGAGCTGCCGCCGATCGCCTGCGCCCTGGCGCGCGAGCTGGGCGGCCTGTTCGTGCCGCATATCGACTGCAACGCCGATGACGGCACCGGGCCCGGGCTGGTGATGCAGCTGGCGGTGCAGCTGGGCCAAGTCTCGGGCCTGACCAGCGCGGCGATCGCCAACGATGGCGTGATCGATGCGGCCGAGGCCGAAGCGATCCTGGCCGGGCTGGAACGCCATGACCGGGTGAGCCGGCAATATCGGCGCGTGCTGGAAGCCATTCGGGAGGGGAGCGACAAGTGACCGCGGTGGGGGGCAAGCAGGCGCTGTATGTGCCGCTGGACGTTTTGACCGAATGGCACGCCCATGCGCGGGCCGGGCAGCGCACCATCTATGTGCGCGGGGTGCCGGCGCCCGATCATGCGGTGATGCAGCTGGTGCGCGAGTGGATCGCCTGCGGCGAGGCCACATCGAGCCAGGGTCGCGATCCGGCGAACAAGGAACCGATCTATTACGTGACGCGGTGCCGGCCGCAGGCGCTGGAAGGGGCGGCGCAGCGCGCCTCGATCCCTGATGCGTGGCGCGAGACGCCCGATGGACGCATGTTCGTGGAGCTGGTGCGCGCGGCCAACCTGGGCCTGCCGTGCCCGAGCAACGCGGCATTGGCCGATCTGCTGGGCCTGCGCGATGCGGATGCCGCGCGCTATGTGCTGCGCCGCCTGGTCAACGCGGCGCGTATCGAGGTGGACTTGAGCGGCCCGGGCCGCGCGCACCGCCGGGTGCGGATCATCGAAACAGGGCGGTGGACCGCCGCCCAGACGGGAGGCGAGGCATGATCAAGGAATTCGCGGCGAAGGCGGCGGCGCTGCAGCCGACCATCACGGGCGTGCTGGATGGGGACAAGCTGATTCTGTCCTATTCCCAAGGCACTGTGGAAGAGCTGGCGGAAATGGTGGCTATCAGCACGCTTTCGCCGATCAATGCCGCGCGCCTGGGCCAGTGGCGAGCGCAGCAGGACGTGCTGGCGTTCTTGCGCAGCCGGCAGCGTGCGGCCGACACGGTGGCGCGCAACAATCCTGCCGAATGCGAGCGGGCGAAGATCATCGCCCAGCAGATCGGCGTGGAGATCGAGGCGATCGAGCAGGGCCTGCACGAAGGGTGCGCCGGGAAGGAAGCGGCGCTGGGTGATGTTTTGCCGGCAGGCACCACGGATACGGAACTTGAACGGTTGCGCGCGGAAAATGCACACCTGCGAAAGTGGACTAGGCCGGAGTGGTTCTATCTGGGCGATGATACCGATTCTGAACGTTGCAGATTTTCGCTGGAAGACGCTCTCGACGACGTTGATGTAACGCCCGGAAATGCGGATATTTTTGAGATTTCCACGGCCACTTCTTTGCCGTCGATCTGGGCTGTGGTCTATCGCCGCACGGATGAGGAGATCGACGCTTCTGCCGATGGAGAAGAGCTGAAGATTCATACGTTCAGTTCGCCGGATGAAGCCCAGACGCAGTTGCTGGCTATCCGGGAGGGGCGTTGACCGTGGCGCGCGCAGCAAAGGGTGGAGATGGCAAGAAGGCCACGCGGATCAAGGCCGGCACGCTGGTGGCGGTGCTGGATGACGTGGCCGACCTGGTGCCCACGAAAAACACCATCCCGATCCTCAACCATGTGTTGATCGAAGCGGGGCACGAACGCCTGGCGGTGACGGCCACCGATCTGGATGCCGAAGCGCGGCGCAGCTGCACCACGGATGACCGCGACGGGCCCAATTCGGCCGAGTGGCTGGCCAGCGTGGTGCCGTTTGCCGCGGTGGTGCCGGCGGCGCCGCTGCACAAGCTGGCCAAGGAATTCGACAAGGATGCCATGGTGACGCTGGCCCTGGACGAAGATGCCAATCGCCTGACGGTTTCGGCCGGGCGGGCGCGGTTCAAGCTGGCGACGCTGCCGCCGGCCGATTTCCCGCGCTGGACGGGTTCACGCAGCGATGCCGATGCAGATTTCAGCCTGCCCTGTGGCGTGCTGGCCGATGCCCTGGCGCAGACCGGCTTTGCCGTTTCGACCGAAGAGACGCGCTATTACATCAACGGGGTCTACATCCATCCCGAGGGCCTGGACCTGCGCTTTGCCGCGACAGACGGCGCGCGGCTTTCGCGCGTGCGGATGGATGGGCCGGATGGTGCGGCGAGCATGCCGCCGCTGATCCTGCCGCGCCAGGTGATCAAGCCGCTGGACAAGCTGCTGGGCCACGCGATGAAAGCGGTGGGCGAGGAAGGCATGCCGGCGGCGGCCGAGATCGAAGTGGGCGGCGAAGGCAAGTGGATCGCCTTTGACATCGACATGGGCGACGCTGGCCGGGTGACGCTTTCGACAAAGGGCATCGACGGCACATTCCCGGATTATGCCCGGGTGATCCCGAGTGATCCGCCATTGCGGGCGATCGTCAAGCGCGAAGAGCTGGCCGAGGCGATCAAGCGTGTGCTGGCGATCGCGGGCAAGGGCCGGTTGGTAAAGGTCGACCTTGCGCATGACCTGATGACGCTGACCGTGACGGCGGCCGATGCGGGGCACCAGGCCAGCGAAGAGGTGCCGTGCGTCTATGATGGCGAAGCGCTGACCCTGGGCCTGAACGGTGCCTATTGGCGCGAGGCCCTGGGCGCGATCGGCGCTGATGAAGTGGCGATGCGGCTGACCGACACCAGCGCGCCGATCAGGATCGAGGCGCATGCCAGCGATGATGAGGAAGGCCGGCTTGTCCAGGTGGTGATGCCGCACGCCATCTGATCTTTCCACCTGCAGGGGACCAACCATGACAGTGCAGAGTGACCTTGGCCCGACCGCGCCAGCGCGGTGGCGGGTGTATAATGCTGCGCGCCAGATTGCAGCCTTGTCGCAATCGGCGATCGAGCTGGCGACCGAAGGGCCGCAGTGCGACGTGCCGCGCGCGCTGGCACAGCTGGACCGCGTGCGGGCAATGATCATGGATCTGCGCCGCGAGGGGCAAGGTTGAGCCATGGCGCTGTTTGACGATCTGCCCAGGCAAGATGTGCCGTTGACTGCCACCGAGCAGGCATTTCTGGAAACGCTGCCGGTCTATGCTCCGAACTGTACCATTCGCGCCCTTTACCCGGAAGAAGAGGCAATGGCGCGTCATCTGGCCAAGCGGGGGTTGGTGCACCTGCACCGTTGGAGGGATGATCCTTCCTATTCTGACGCGACTAGTCTGTTTGCAGGGCGGACGGACTGATGGCGCTGCCGACTTCATTCCTGGACCAGGTGCGCGATGCCACCGTGCTATCGGCGCTGATCGGGCGCGATATCAAGGTCGATCGTGCGGGGCGCGAACACAAAGCCTGTTGCCCGTTCCACAACGAGAAAACGCCCAGCTTCACGATCAACGATGACAAGGGTTTCTATCACTGCTTTGGCTGTGGCGCGCATGGCGATGCGTTTCGCTGGCTGACCGATCACCAGGGCCTGCCGTTTATCGAGGCGGTGCGCGAGCTGGCCCAGGCGGCCGGCCTGGTGATGCCGGCGCCATCGCCCGAAGCGGCGCAGCGCGCGGCGGCGATCGCCACGGTGCGCGAGGCGCTGGACGTGGCGCAGGGTATCTATGCGCAGCAGCTGATCGAGGCTGGCGCGGTGATGCAGTACCTGGCGCAGCGCGAGATCGGCCCGGCCGAGATCGAGGCGTTCGGCCTGGGCTATGCGCGCGGGCAGGATGGATCGCTGAAAGGACGCGGGATTGGCGCCAAGCTGGCCGAGATGGCCGGCCTGGTGGCGCGGCGCGAAGATGGCACGCTGCGCGAGATGTTCCACGATCGCATCACGATCCCGATCCACGATGCGCGCGGCCAGCTGATCGGCTTTGGCGCGCGGGTTTGGCCAGGGCGGCGTGGCGACATTCCCAAGTTCGTCAACAGCCCGGATGGACCGGCGTTCGACAAGGGGCGCACCTTGTTCAACCTGCACCGCGCAGCTGCCCAGGCGCGGCCGGCGGCGGAAAATCGTCTGATCGTGGTCGAGGGCTATTTCGATGTGATTGCGCTGTGGCGTGCTGGCGTTCGCGCGTGCGTGGCGCCGATGGGCACGGCCCTGACCGAGCGGCAATTGGAGCGCTGCTGGCGCGTGCACCATCGGCCCGTACTGCTGTTCGATGGCGATGACGCCGGGCGCAAGGCGGCAGTGCGTGCGGCCAAGCTGGCCCTGCCTGCCCTTGGACCAGGGCGGGAGCTTGGAATCGCGTTGCTTCCTGATGGGAATGATCCCGATGACGTTGCCCGGGAGGGAGGCGCGCCGGCTGTAGAAGCGGTGATCGCCGGGGCGCGGCCCTGGCACGAATTTCTGTTCGATGCGGTAATACGGGGCGAAGCGTGACCATGGACAAGAGCCCCGAACAGATTGCCGGGGTATGGGCGCGCCTGGAAAGCATGGCGGCCCGGATCGGTGATGATGAAACGCGCGCGCAAGCCCTGACTGCATGGCGCGCACGCTATGACGATGAGTTCCCGCGCTGGCTGGCGTCGGCCGATATCGTGCGCTTGCCCGACTGGCGCCACGTGGGCGAAATCAGCCCGCAGGAACGGCGACAAGCGGCCATGGTTTCGCGCGCCTGGCTGCATGAACAACAGCCTGACCAGCTGGACGCGGGCGAGGCCAAGCGGTTTTCCTGGGAAATGGGGCGCCGCGCGGCGGCCGGCTTTATGGAACAGTCGGAAGCGGAAAGCTGGTGCGCGGAAAAGCTGGCGCAAGGCTTTATGACCACCGGTGCGCAGGCTGCTTTCCGGCGCGGCCTGGCGGGGCCGGATGGCGAAGCATTGTTGGCGGCGATCGTGCTCGATCTGCGCTGCGCGCGGCTCGATCGCAACGAAGCCGGCCTGGCGCAGCGACTGCGCGCGCGGCATGGGCATGACCTGCGCTATACCACGGCCAAAGGCTGGATGATGTGGGATGGGCTGCGCTGGAAAGTGTTGGCCGACGAAACCAACGCGCTGCCGGCCGAGATCCTGGCGGCCGCCTATCAGACCGTTGCCGCCATCCAGCGCGAGGCCAAAGCGATGGAGGCCACGGGGATTGCCACGAGCGCCATCCCTCCCGGCATCGATCCCGACGAGCTGAAAGTGGAAACCGCCACCGGGAAAGTGCTGCTTTCGGACCTGGAAGATGGCCCGGACGGCATCGACGGCCTGGCCATGACCGCATCGACCTGCCGCCTGTCCAGCCTGGCGTTGAGCCGATTCGGCAATTCCAACGCGGAACTCAAGCGCTACAAGGCGATGGTCGAGATTGCCAAGCAATGGTTGACGATCGGGATCGAAGCATTTGATGCCGATCCGCTGACGATCAATTGCCAGAATGGCACGCTGCGGCTGCGGCGGCAGATCGAACGGGGGCCATCGGGCGATCGGGAAGTGCGGGTCAGCGTGGAAATGGGGCCGCATGAACGGGCCGACCTGCTGACCAAAGTGGCCGCGGTGCGTTACGATCCCGACGCGACCTGCCCGAACTATGACTTCACGGTGGCCTGGGCGCAACCCAAGCCGGAAATGCGGCGCTATATCCACCAATGGGGCGGCTATAACCTGACCGGCGACATGGGTGCGCAGATCTTCCACATGTGGTGGGGGCCATCAGCGCAGAACGGCAAGTCCACCATCCTGGACGCCTGGGCCGACGCAGCCGGCGACTATTCGGCCGCCGGCAAGATCGAGACGTTCATGGAAGCGGCCAATGCGCGCAGCGGCGATGCGGCCACGCCAGCCCTGGCGGCATTGCCCGGCGTGCGCATGCTGCGCGTGGGCGAGCCCCCGGCGAACGCCAAATTCGACGAATCCTTGATCAATACGATCACCGGGCAGGACACGCTGCTTATCCGCGCGCTGCATCGTGGGTTTTACCCCGTGAAGATGGGGTTCAAGCTGACCGTGGCTTGCAACGAGCGGCCCACGATCCCTAACGCGACCGAAGGCATCAAACGGCGCGTGAAGGTGGTTCTGTTTGAACAGTCGATGAAGAACGCCGTGCGGCCCGATGGCACGCCGTTGCGTGATCCGAACTTCAAGGAAAAGCTGGTGCCCGAGCTGCCGGGCATCTTCGCCAGGTTGATCGAGGGCGCATGCGACTGGCTGCGCCACGGATTTGTCGAGCCGGGCGAAGTGACGGCGCAGACCGATGAATACAAGGACGAGAATGACCCGCTGGGCCGCTTCCTGTCCTATTGCACGGAAATGGCACCGGGCGAGAAAACGCAATCGAGCCGGCTCTATGGATTGTTCGTGGCCTGGTCGAAAGCGACGGGTGGCCCGGAATGGTCGCAGCCGCACTTTTCCAAGAAGATGAAGGCAAAGGGCCATTCGACCAAGGCCAGCAATGGCATGCAGTGGCTGGGCATCAGGGCGGTTCGCGATGTGAGCGAGTTTGTCGATGCCGATGGCAACGTGCGTGATCTTTCCGGTGGCGGTGGTGGCGCCTTGGTCGACGTGGGAGATCACGCGCCCAGCGGTGCTGCCCCGCCCTTAGACGACTTCGATCCCTTCGGATGATTTGCTTCCGTGATGGAAGGGCGGCGGAAGTCGCTTTGGAAGGGAAAAGTGGCGGATTTCTGCGGCACTGGAAGGGATGGAAGGATTTCGCGCGCGTGTGGCGTGGGCAAATTCGAAAGCCGGTGAAGCGGGTTTGAATTTTCTGTTGCGGATTGCGCGTGGTTACCTTCCATCCCTTCCATATGTCCCGTTATCTATCTGTATTTACATCGTTTCTATATCTTCCATTCCTTCCATATTCATTCCGAATTTCATTCCATATTGCTTCCAAGGGGAGATTTGATGGCGCGCAAGGATCAAGCGATCGAGGCAATCGAGGAAATGCTGCTTGAAGCGTGGGAATTGCTGATGCGTTCGCCGGATCGGGAACGTGGCTGGCTTGCCAGTGGAGTGCGATCGGCATGGCCGCAGATCGTGCGAGATCGGGTAACCGACTATGCCGACGATGAAGCACGGCCGCGCTTGCAACTGTCCAGGCGCGAGGTGGCACTGCGGGATCGCGTGTTCATCGATCCTGACTGCCTCGCGATGGAGATCGCGCCGGCGCTGCGTCCACTGGTTGCAGTGGTTCTGGCGCTGCGCGTGCGGCCGGAGGCAGGTGGCTTCACCTGGTCGCGGGTGTGGGAAGCGCTGGGCGGACGCGAATCAGGGTGCACCAGTGATGGGTTGCGGATGCGGTATGAGCGGGTGTTACGCTCGCTCGCCCTGGTGGAGGTGGGCCGATCAGCCATCGATCGCGATGCGCTTTCGTTGTGATCCCCAGGGCAAAGTCTAGGATTTGTGCGCCCGGAATGTGTCAACCCCATTCCGCTTTCCGGGGTAAAATAATGGGTGTTCGTTTCCGGGGTCTGCAGGGCCTATTCATGGATACAGTCGGCAGGGCGTGTGTGGTGGTGGAGCTGGCCTTGGACGCCCTGCCGGCAATTCCTCTAGCGATGGTGTGATACGTGGCCCGTTTGCCTGGCATGCCTGCCCGCCTGGGCGCGATGCCAGCCAGGTTACCGGCGCCGCGCAAGCTGGCCGATCCGTTCTATCTCTCACCCGAGTGGAAGGCGCTCAAGGCGCGGCGGCGTCGCGATCCTGACCACGCTGCCGCGGTTGCCCGGTGCAAGCCTGGCGAATGGGTGGTGCTCGATCACAAGCGCGAGCGGCGCGATGGTGGCGCGGACCTCGATCCGGCCAACACCGAGTGGCTGACGCACAGCGAGCACCAGGCCAAGACGGCGCGGGCCCGGGCGGCAAGAGCAGGCATCGCCAGGCGAGAGGCGCGAGGCCCTGGCCCGGGGGGTGGGTGAAAGTCTGGGAGGCTGGTAGCTCTGGCACCACGCCTCCCCTCATTTAGAGAGTTTTTTTCGGCGTGACTGGAATTCGTGATGGCATGGTGGACCTGTTCGGTCTGCCCCTGGCGCCGGAACGAGGAAGGGGCAGACCTGCCCACCAGTGGACTGCTGAAAATTCCAATAAAGTCAGCCTGTTGCTTGCATGCGAAGTGAAGCCTGCGCAGATTGCCAAAGTGCTGGGCATTACTAAGCCCACGTTTTACAAGCATTATTTTAACGAGATCAGCCGCGCCGGCCTGGCGCCATTGATGCTCAAGGCCAAGCAGCTGGAGCGACTGAACAAGCAGGCCGAGGCCGGGAACGTTGCGGCCGAAAAGGCGCTGGCGGCCATGGTTCATGCCGAGCGACTGGCCCAGCAGGCAAGGGCTCTGGGCGGACCAGCGCCCAGGCGTAGCGAGCCCCGACCGGCCAAGCTGGGCAAGAAAGAGGAAGCGCGGGCGGCCGCCCAGGGGGTTGACGGTATGTTTGCGCCGCCGCCCCCGCCAAGCCTGGTGCACTGATGACCTGGACCACGGCCTGCCCGGACTGGGAGCAGCGAATTGTGGCACGGCAATCGCTGGTGCCGTTCGAGCCGCTGTTTCCTGATGAGGCCGAAGCGGCCCTGCAGGTGTTCAAGAGTTTGCAGGTAACCGACCTGCCGATGAAGGCTGACGGAACCTGGCCGACGCTGGGCGAAGTCTGCGAAGATTTCGTGTTCGACTTCGTGCGGGCCATCTTTGGTTCGTATGACGCCAAAACCGGTCGCCGGTTGATCCGGGACTTCATGCTGTTGATCAGCAAGAAAAACGGCAAATCGACCATCGCGGCGGGGATCATGATTACTGCCCTAGTGCGAAATTGGCGGCACTTTTCGGCGCTGCTAATCCTGGCGCCGACGATCCAGGTGGCCAGCAACAGCTTTGAACCGGCCATGGGTATGGTGCGCGCCGATGCTAAGTTGTCGCGCTTGCTGAAAGTGATCGAGCACGAACGCACGATCAAGCACCTGGTGACCAATGCCGAATTGAAGGTGGTGGCGGCCGATGGCGACGTGGTTTCGGGTGCCAAGGGCGCGTTCGTGCTGGTGGACGAACTGTGGATCTTCGGCAAGCGCCACAAGGCCAAGGGCATGTTGCGCGAGGCAACGGGCGGCCTGGTTTCGCGGGCCGAAGGCTTCGTGATCTACCTGACGACGCACAGCGATGAACCGCCGGCCGGCGTGTTCAAGGAAAAGCTGGAATACTTCCGGTCTGTCCGCGACGGCGAGGTGCAGGATCTGACCAGCTTCGGGATGCTTTACGAGTGGCCCGAAAAGATGATCGAGGCGGAAGCCTATCTCGATCCAGCCAATTGGCATGTGACGAACCCCAATCTGGGCAAGTCTGTGGACGTGGAATGGCTGGCCCGAGAGCTGGGCAAGGAACGCGCTGGCGAAGGCGAAGGCCTGCAGGTGTTCCTCGCCAAGCATCTGAACGTGGAAATCGGTTTGCGCTTGCGCCGCGATCGGTGGCGCGGTGCCGATCACTGGCAAGCCGCGGCCGATCCTACATTGGCCGACCTAGATGCCATGCTGGCGCGTTGCGAAGTGGCCGTGGCTGGTGTGGACGGCGGCGGCGAAGACGACTTGCTGGGCCTGTGCATCGGGGGCCGTGAACGCGGCACCGGGCGCTGGCTGTTCTGGCATCGCGCCTGGGCATGGCCCGACGTGCTGGACCGGAGAAAGGACATTGCCCCGGCGCTGCGCGATTTCGCGGAACAGGGCGATGTGGTGATCTGCGACGAAGACAGCCGGCTCGATGGCGAGCAGTTGGCCCAGGCGCTGGCTGATGGCCAGGCCATGGAATTGCCGCTGCCGCAGGACATGGCCGAGTTGGCTGGCCTGCTGGCGCGGGTGAAGGAGCATGGCCTGTTTCCGGCCGAAAACGGCGTGGCGGTGGACCGGGTTGGTTCGCCCATGCTGGTCGATGCCCTGGCGTCGATTGGGATCGAGCCGCCGTTGCTGGTGGGCCAAGGGCAAGGCTGGATGTTGAACGGCGTGATCGTTGCCCTGCCGCGCATGCTGAAGGATGGCCGGGCGCTGCATGGCGGCCTGGAGATGATGGCGTGGGCCGTGTCCAACGCCAAGGTGACCTATTCGGGGAGTGCCCAGGTGATGACGAAACAGGCGGCGGGATCGATGAAGATCGATCCGGTCATTGCGATGCTGAACGCGGCATCGTGCCTTTCGCGCGCGCCGGTGGCCGCCATCGATGCTGCGCCGCCTACGCCCTGGGACGATGACGAGAATTATTCGATGGTGGCGGCGTGATGCGGTGGTGGCCTTTCGAACGGCGTTCCGCCTTGCCGGTGCAGACGTCGCGGGATTCGATCCTTTCGATGGTGTTCGGGGGTTCCAACATCTCTTCGGCCGAAATCGTTGTGACGATCGACAAGGCGTTGACGGTGCCGGCAGTTTCGGCGGCAGTGCAGTTCATTGCTGAAACCATGGCCAGCCTGCCCGTTGTGCAGTTTCGCCAGGGGCGTGCTGGGCGCACCGTGTTTGCCAACGGGGTGTCACGCCTGCTGTCCGATGCGCCGAACGATTTCGTTTCGGCCTTTGAATTCCGCAAGGCGCTGTATGTGGACAAGCTGACGCACGGGCGCGGCCTCGCCTATATCGAGCGTAACGATGCGGGCACAGCGGTGAACCTGTGGGGCATGGATCCGACGCGCACCACTGTGAAGCGCGATGGATTCGCCAATCTGTATGAATACAGTCAGCCCGATGGCCGGCGCGTGACCTATCGGGCCGATGAAGTACTGGACTTGCCGTTCCTGCTGCGCAGCGACGGTTTCAGCCATCGTGGGCCGATCAGCATGGGCAAGGAAGCCATCGGCCTGGCCTTGGCAGCCACGCAATACGGCACACGGTTTTTGGCCAACGGCGGTGTTCCGCCCTTTGCGATCACGGGCAATTTCCAGACGCCGGGCGCTGCGAAGAGGGCGGCCGACGATTTTGCGCTGGCGGTGAAAAAGGCATCCACGCAGGCGCGCCAGGCACTTGTTCTGCCTGCGGGCCTGGAAATCAAGCAGATCGGCGCGAATCCCGAGGATTCCCAGCTGGTGGATGTGCAGCGCTGGTGCGTCGAGCAGATCGCCCGCATCTATCAGCTGCCGCCCACGTTCCTGCAGGATCTGACCCACGGCACCTATTCGAACACCGAGCAGCAGGATCTGCACTTTGCCAAGCACACGGTGCTGCACCACGTCGAGCAGTTCGAGCGCGAGGCCAACCTGAAAATCTATGGCCGCAAAGCCAACAGCACGGTGATCGAGCTGGAAATGGATGGCCTGCAACGCGGCGACTTCAAGACGCGGATGGAAGGCTGGGCGCGCGCCATCCAGTCGGGGATCGTCACGCCCAACGAGGCGCGCCACGCCGAAAACTATTCACCGATGCCGGGCGGGGATCAGCTCATGATCCAGGGCGCCACGGTGCCGATCGACCAGGCCGGGGCAGCGCCCGCCACCCAAGGAAGCCAAGCATGATCGAACTGCGCTCTCTGATGGTTGCCCCCGAAGTGCGGGCGGCGGCGGATGGCAAAGGCCAGACGATCCAGGGCTATGCCGCCGTGTTCAATTCCCCGGCTGAAATTGGCGATATGTTCATTGAAGAAATCGCCCCGGGTGCGTTCACCGAGACGGTCGCGCAGGCCGATGTGCTGGGCCTTTACAATCACGACCGTTCGGCGCTGCTGGGCCGCAAATCTTCGGGCACGTTGCGCCTGCGCGAAGACGCCAAGGGCCTGTTTGCCGAAATCGACCTGCCCGATACCACCACCGGTCGCGACGTTGCCGAGCTGGTGCGGCGTGGTGACCTGAAAGGCATGTCATTCGGCTTCAACGTGAAGCGCGAAGAGTGGGACGACACGGGCGACGTGCCGCGCCGCCGCATCCTGCAGGTGGACCTGGGTGAAGTGAGCGCCGTGCCATTTCCGGCCTATAGCGATACCACCCTGGCGCTGCGCAGTCGGGAAGCCGCGCGCGGAGATGCCGAGCGCGAACGGGCGCGGCGCAACCAGGAAGCGGCCCAGGCGCGCATCGCGGCGCGCAAGGCCGAACAGGAACAACGCTTTCGGGGCATCCGCCCCAATCCATCCCGCTGACGCGGAGCCCGATTTCCGCCCCTTGGGAAAGGGCGATAGCGAGGAATGAAAGATGAACCTGACGCAATTGCAGCAGCGCCTGGGTGAACTGCGCACCCAGGCGACCGATGCGCTGGAAGAGATCCGCGCCAACACCGAACCTTCGCGTGTGACCGAGCTGGAACAGCGCCACGACACGATCATGGCGGAATATGATCGCACCGTGGCCGGCATCGAGCGCGAAGAACGGCACGCGCGCCTGGAAGCCAGCTTCGAAGAGCGCAGCGAGCGCCAGCGCAACGTGCGCCGTCCCGGTTCGCAGGGCGAGCAGCGCGGCGGCGGGCAGGAAGGCGAAGGCCCCAGCTACGCCGATGCGTTCTATGCCTATATCCGCGCCCAGGGCCAGGCGGGCATGCTGACGCCGGAAGAGCGGTCGGTGCTGCAGCGCGGCTATCAGAACGTGCCGAAGGAAGAACAGCGCGCCCTGGTGACCGGGACCAATTCGGCGGGCGGCTATACCGTGCCGACCGAACTGCAGGCGGAACTGATCCGCACGATGAAGCTGTGGGGGCCGATGTATGACCCGGGCGTGACGCGCGAGCTGGTGACCACGGGCGGCAATCCCATTCCCTGGCCGACCGTGGATGATACCGGAAACACCGGCGCGGCGACCACGCAGGGCACGACTCTGCCCGACGATGGCAGCGGCGATCCGGCATTCGGGCAAAAGCAGCTCGACGCCTTTGCCTATGCCACGCCGTGGATCCGCGTGAGCAAGGAACTGACTGACGATTCGGCGCTGGTGATGCAATCCGTGCTGTCCGATCTGCTGGGTGAGCGTCTGGGCCGCCTGGCCAATGCGCAGCTTACCACCGGCAGCGGTTCCAGCGCGCCGAACGGTATCGTCACGGCGACCAGCGCCGGCAAGACGGCCGCGAGCACCACGGCGTTCACGGCGGATGAAATCATCGACCTGGAACACTCGATCGATGCGGCCTATCGCTCTTCGCCGTCGTTTGGCTTCATGTTCAACGACATGGTGCTGGCGGCGATCCGCAAGCTGAAGGATGGCCAGGGCAATTACCTTTGGGCCGCCGGCAACTTCCAGCAGGGTGTTCCGTCGACCATCAACGGCCGCCGCTTCTGGGTGAACAACGCCATGTCGTCGACCTTCACCACCGGCCAGAAGCTGATCGTGTGCGGCGATTTCACCAAGTATTGCGTGCGCAAGGTGGGTGCGCCGCTGGTCGGCGCGATCCAGGACAAGGATTTCTGGCCCGGCTTCGGCATCGCGGGCTGGATCCGGTTCGATGGCGAACTGCTGGATACCGCCGCGATCAAGCACCTCAAGCTGGCCTGATCGCCGGCAATGCGAAACGACCTGGTTGCCCTGTCGCGGCAGGGCAACCAGGCTTTCTGCGAGATGTTCTTCATGGCTCAAGTTCTGTTGCTGGCGTCCCTTTCCGGGGCGCGCACCGCTGTGCGCGGTGAAATCTGGGAGTGCGGCGAAGATGAGGCGGTGCGCCTGGTCGAAGCCGGCTTTGCCACGCCCGTGGTCGAAACCACCGAAGCGCAGTCGATTGGCGAGACTGCCGACGCGGTGCCGGTGGACGAGAACGCCGATGCATTTCCCGTGGCGGAAACGGCGGTGAAACGCGGTGCCAAGGCCGCTGCCGACAAGCCGGCCTGATCAAACTTGGCGACGGGAGCAAGGCCGTGGGATTGAAGCTGGTTACCGCCGCGACGGCCAAGCCTGTTACGCTTGACCAGGTGAAAGCCCAGGCCGGGATCGAGTCCAGCGATTGGGACACTCTGTTGGGCCTTTATCTCGATGCCGCCACACAAATGGTGGAGGAATGGTGTTCGGGCAGCCTGTGTGCGCAGGTGTGGGAACTGGTGCTGCCCTGCTTTCCGGAAACGATCACGCTTGATCGCGGTCCGGTGACAAGCGTGCAAACGATCACCTATTCCAAGCCCGATGGCACCACGGCCACACTGGCGGTGTCTGACTACCTGACCGACCTGACCACTTATCCCGCTGCGATTTTGCCGGCCCTGGATCATGCCTGGCCCGCCACGCAGGCCGTGCCCGAAGCTGTCACCGTGCGTTTCGCAACTGGCTTTGCCGATGTGCCGGCAGCGATCAAACTGGCAATCACGATCACGGCCGCCGCATGGTTCGCAACGCGTGAAATCGGCAATCTGCCGGCCGGCGTTATGCAGATGCTTGAGCCCTGGCGGCAGGGCTGGGTGTTCGCCTGATGGCGATCATGCCGGCGGGCAAGCGCAACACGCGAGTGCGGTTCGAGCGTAATGCTGGCGGCCGATCGGCGCTGGGTGGCAAGGCGGCGGCGAATTGGCAGTTGCTGGGCACGCGCTTCGCCGATGTGCGGTTCGGCACCAGTGCCGAGCGGCGAACGGCGGCGAGTGACCAGGCGGCGATGCAGGTGGCGACGTTCCGGGTGCTGGCGGACAGCCTGACCAATGGCGTGGGGGTTCGCGATCGCATCGTCACGGGGGTTGATGGGCTGGCCTGGGACATCACCGGGCTGGCGCCGATCGGCGCGCCCAAGGCGACCGAGATCGAATTTACGGCCACGGCCGTGCGGGGGGCGTGATGGCGCAGTATGTGCAGTTTGAAGGCGGGCGCGAGCTGGATCGGGCTTTGCTTGAGCTGTCCACCAAATCGGCGCAGCGCGTGGGGCGCTATGCTTTGCGGCGGGGGGCCAATGCCGTGCTGCGCCAAGCCAAGGCCAATGTGCGCAAGCGCGAGCCGCGCCTGGTCAAAGCATTGAAAGTGCGGGTGGACCGCATGAAGGCAGAAAAGGCGGTGCTTTCTGCCCTGGTCTATGTGTCGGCCAAGGCGTTTGACTATCGCCCGCGGAAGACGCAGCGGCGCAGTCGCATTCGCGGGCGCCTGCAGGCGCGGCGGTATGATTATCAGATCGGTTCGCGGCCCGATGTGTATGCAGCGTTCCTGGAATTTGGCCGCATCCACCAGGGCGTGCGAGCCTATCCGTTCATGCGCAGCGCCTGGGTGCAGGAAGGCGGGGCCAATGCCCTGCAGCGGTTGAAAGAAGATCTGGGCCAAGGCCTGGTGCGCGAGGCCCTGCGCCTGGCGCGGGGGCGCTGACCATGGCGATGGAAGAAGACCTGATTGCGCGCCTGGCGGGCGATACCGCGATCGGCGCGGCGATCGGCCGCGATGATGATGATGTGGCATCGATCAGCTGGGGACTGCCGCTGCAGGGCGCGCCACGGCCGTGGCTGGTGCTGTCAAAGGTTTCGCCAGGGCGGGATTACACCCACGCCGGCGCCGATGGCCTGGATGGGCCACGCGTGCAGTTCGATGTGCTGGCCGATACCGATGTAGCCACGGCCGCGCTGGCGCGCGCTGTGTGCACGGTGATGGAGCAAGCTGCAGAGGTGGGCGGCACGCGATTTCACGAAGGCTTTCTAGAAGCGGAAACCTGGGTTGACGAGGGCGAGCAGGAAGGCGGCGGGGCCGTGTTCCGGGTGAGCCAGGACTTCACTTTTTATCACGAGGAGATCTGACGATGACCGGCAAGCCGAGCTATGGCGTGGTGGTGAAGATGGGCGACGCCAACCCGCCGACCATCACCCTGACTAACGTGGTTTCAGTCGGTCCGCCGAAGTTTACCCGCGATGCGGTCGACACCACCAACCACGGCAGCAGCGGCGGGGCAATGGAAGCGATTCCTGATGGCGTCTACGATCCGGGCGAAATGGTGGTGACGATGAACTACGTGGCGGGCGACGCCAACGACGATGCTTGTATCGCTGCGTTTGCCTCCGGCACGCTGAAATACTTCAGTCACACCGTGAATGCGGCGAGCACTACCGAAACTCGCGGATTCGCTGGTGTCATCACCGAGTATGGGCCGGACGAATTGCCGGTGAAGGGCAAGCAGACCGCCTCGCTCAAGATCAAGGTGAGCGGCCCAGTGGCGCAGGGTGCCACGAGCTGATGGCTGTGCCGATGAAGGGCCAGGCCACCTTCCTGGATGCGGAAGGCCAACAGCGCACCGTGCAGATCGACATGGCGGCGCTGCTATCCGCCGAAGACGAAACTGGCGCCGGGCTGGTCGAACTGGCGCAAACGCAGCGGGTGGGCTGGCTGGCCAGCCTGCTGCGCCATGGCCTGGCATCGGCCGGCGAAGATCTTCTGACGCGCGAGGCGGCGGCGGAACTGCTGCTGACCGGGAGCGATGTGCGCGTGGCGATCCTGGCTGCATTCGAGGCGGCCATGCCCAAGCCGAGTGCGGGGGGAAAGGCGCCGGCGGCCAAGCCGAAGACGTCGAGTCGGGCCGCACGGACTGGGACGCGGTCCTAGACAACTGGCTGGAAGCGGGCGGTGCGGTGGATGATTTCTGGCGCACCACGCCGCGCAATGTCTGGGCCGTGATCCGCGCCTATCACCGGCGGCGCGGGTGGATGGCCTGGCATGTGGCCGTGCTGGGCCGGATCAAGGAAATGCCGAGGCTGGATGACCTGATGGGTATCGAGCCAGAGGAAATCGACGAAGCGGCCGAAGCCGAGCGGCAGTTGGCCGTGCTGCGCCAGTGGCAGGCGGCCGACCGGATCATGGCCGCGCAACAAGGGAAAGCCTGATGGATTCGCTACTCGCCAAGCTGCGCGTTGCCTTGCAGCTGGACAGCGCAGCGTTCGAGCAGGGCGCGAACCGTGCGCGGCGCCAGACTGAAGAGTTCGGCAGTTCGGCCGAGCAGCTGGGGTTCAAGATCGGCAGCATGATCCGCACGATGATCAATGCTGGCAAGGCACTGGCCGGTGCCGAACTGGTTGTGAAGATCAAGGACGCGGTGCAGCAAAGCCTGGAATATGCCAACGCCATTTCCACGGCAGCACAGGTTTCGAATGCTACCGCGGCCGAATTCCAGCGGGTAGCCTATGCGGCGCAAACGCTGGGTGTTTCCAGCGAGCAACTGGGCGATATCTACAAGGATGTGAACGACAAGATGGGTGAATTCCTCGCCACCGGGGGTGGGGAAATGAAGGACTTTTTCACGCTGATCGCGCCGAAAGTTGGCGTCACTGCCGAGATGTTCCGCAATCTGTCTGGCCCGGAAGCCTTGCAACTTTACGTCAAAACCTTGGAGCGTGCCGGGGTCAGCCAACAGCAAATGACTTTCTTCATGGAAGCGCTGGCCAACGATGCCACGAAGCTGCTGCCGATCCTGAAGGATAACGGTGCGCAGGTGAAGGCGCTGGGCGACGCTGCAGCCGATCTGGGACTGATCATGGATGATGCCATGATCGCCAAGGCGGTGGATGCCAAAACCAAGATGGGGGAGCTTTCCACCGTTCTGCAAACGCGCCTAGCTGTATTCGTGGTGGAGAATTCCGACAAGATTCTGGATCTGGCTGACAAGTTCACCACGTTGGCTAGCAAGGCGCTGGAACTGATCAATACCTTGGAGCGCCTTTCCGGGTCGAAGTATATCAAGCAGATCGACCAGGTTATCCAGCCTTATTCCGATGCGATGTTCCCCTGGATAAAGACGCTGCGCGACGCATCTTCGCGTGTGCCTGCTGCACCCGCGGCGGCCAAGCCGACCGGGCCAGTCGCTGGGCAGGATGGTACCACATCACAGTGGACTGGACTGTGGAACTCCATGGGCAAGGCAAGCACCGGTTCCAAGGCGTTGAGCGATCACGCGAGCAGGGCCAGCTCTTCGTTGGGGCGCCTTCACAGCGCGGCCCGCAGCGCCAAGGCGGCCGTGGTGGAACTGCCGCCGGCGATCGAGCTGACGGCACAGCAGCTGCGCGTGCTGGATGCCGGCAGCACGGCGGCGGCGGCCTCGCTGCAAAAGCTGCTGGGTGGCACTGCGCTGACCAAGGAACAGTCCAAGCTGCTGACCGATAAGATGGCCGGGTTGAAAGCCGAGTTGTTTCCCGAGCAGAAGGCTCTGGAAGACTATCAGCAGAACGTGGCGATCATCCAGTTGGCGCTGCAAAAGGGCATCCTGACTGCCCAGCAGGCCTATGACTGGAGCGTGCGCCTGGGCGCCAGCGGCCAGGATCGCAAGCTGGTGGTGACTGACTGGATGGCGGGTGACGATCTTCAACAGCGGGTCAAGGACAGCACTGATGCGATCACGGCGGCGTGGGAAAAGGCGGGTCAGGCTGCCAATGACAATGCAGCCAAACAAGAGGAAGCTGCGCAGCGCACGGCCCAGTCGATCGAGCAAATGGGCAATGCAATCGCCAATTCGCTTTCCAGCCTTTCCAACGCCTTCAAGAGCGGTGACACGCTCGATATCATCGGTGCGTTGGTGCAGACCGGCACCTCAATCTTTTCGGCCATCAAGGGGGGTGGCAAAGTCCCTGCCTATGCCGATGGTACCAGCTTCCATCCCGGTGGCTTGGCCATGGTGGGAGAGCGCGGGCCAGAACTGGTGAATCTGCCGCGCGGTTCGAAGGTCTATCCCAACGGCACCGGGCCGGGCGGCATGGGCGGCGCAGCGCAGATCACCGTGACGCCGAGCAAGTATTTTGACGTGGCGGTGGATGAACGGGTGGGCCAGGCCGCGCCGCGCATTGCCGATGCGGGTGGGCGCCTGGGGCAGATGCGGGTGGCGCGGGCGCGTTCGCGGAGCCTGACGCGGTGATCACGCTGCCCACCGAACCGGCGCCCAGCAACGTGGCGCCGCAGCTGCTGGACTTTGGCATGATCCTGCGCCCTGGTACCGGCGCGCCGCCGGTGCGGATCAACCGCACGGGCACGCGGTGGCAGGCGCAGTTCACGCTGCCGGCGATGACCACGGCAACGGCACGGCTGTTTCAGGCGCGCCTGGCACGGGCAAAGGCGGAAGGGTTGCGCATGCCCTGGCCGCTGCTGGGCGTGCCGCAGGGCGCGCCGGGCGTGGCGGTGGTGAACGGCACCGGTGCTGCAGGCACATCGTTGCCGCTGCGCGGGCTTTCGCGCGGGTATCGCGTGCTGGAAGGCTATTGGCTGAACGTGGTGGATGCGGCCGGCCAGATCTATCTGCACCAGGCCGCGGCGCGGGCCGATGCAGCGAGCGATGGCACGGCCACCTTGGCGGTTTGGCCGCCACTGCGCGCTGTCCTTGCCGATGGCAGCGCGGTGCAGCTGGCCAAGCCGGAAATCATGGGGCTGGTGACCAGTGATGTGGGTTGGGAATTGCCGGTCAACCGGGTGATATCCGGGTTGACGTTCACGGTGGAGGAATCCGCGTGATCACCGTGGCGCTGGCCGGCCTGGTGCAGATCGATCTGCCCGATCGCACGGTGCGCCTTTCGGATGGCGGCGTGGTGCGGTGGGGCAGCGAAATTTATGCCGCACGCGATAGCGTCTATGGCGTGATCAGCGAAGTGGAAGAGCTGACCGAAGGCGTGGGCGATGAAGTGCCCAGCCTGGGTATCACCTATCTGCCCGCCGCCAGCGCGGCGCCGGCGGACCTGGCGCGCGATGGTGACCAGGCAAGCCGAGTGAGGCTGTGGATTGCCGAACTGAACATGGCGACGGGCGCAGTGATCGGCACGCCCGACCTGCAGTTTGATGGGCAGCTGGATCAGGCGGTACTGACCGTTGGCCGCGATCGGCGCGATCTGACCACCACGGTGGTGAGCACGGCCGAGCGGCTGTTTGCGCGCAACGAAGGCAATTCGCTTTCGCCGGCGTTCCACGCCCTGCTGTGGCCGGGCGAGGCGGGACAGGATCTGGCCACGGGGTTGACCACGCCCGTGGCGTGGGGGGCAACGGCGACGGGCACCGATACCACGGAGATCAGCCGCGCGCTGATGAAGCAATGGAAGACGGATCCGCGCTATGCGCTTTGACCTGGTATCACGACAGGCGGCCGTGACCGCCACCATGGGCAAGTTTGCCAAGGTGCAATGGGGGTGGGAGCGCAATGCCACCTGCGCGCACATGGTGCGCTATCACCTGGAAAAGTGCGGCAAGCGGGTGGAAGCCCTGCCGCGCATGCGCAGCGCGTTGGCAGCCCGCCGCGTGCTGGATCAGCGCGGGTGGGCCGATGTGGGCGGGTGGATCGATTCCATGGGCCTGGAACGCATCGCCGCGGCGATGATGCTGCCAGGGGATATCGCCAGCCTGCCGACCGAAGACGGGCTGGGCTCGATCGTGATCGCTTGCGGGCACCACAAGGTGATGGGCTGGCGCGAGGATCAGCCGGGCCTGGTGGTGGTGGACGTGCCGCTTTCGGCGCTGGAAAAGGCGTGGCGCGTATGAGCGGCTTCTTCAAAGTCGTGGGCCAGATCGCCAGTATCGTGGCGATGGTGGCGCCGATGTTTGGCCCGGTCGGGATGGTAGTGGGGGCGATCGCCGCCGGCGTGGCTGTTGTTGCCAATGTTCTTGCAGTGGTTCTTGCCGAGCCGCCGGCCGCCCGGGGGTCGGTCAGCCAGGTTATGATCGAGGTGGAGGCCTTACGACCATATGCCATGGGCGAAGGCTATCTGGGCGGCGTGCGGCGGGCCGATATCGGCTATGGCCCGACCACGGATGACGTGCCCAACCCGTATCGCTGGTCGGTCGACGTGTATTCCGGCCATGGCCCGGTGGAAAGCATCACGCCGTATTTCGATTTCGACGTGATCGGCGGTGATTACAGCGGTTATGTGGTGACGCGCACACGCCTGGGCGCATGCCCGGAAGGCGCGGCGATGCTGCCCTATTGGAGCCCGAGCAGCCTGACCGAGTGGGGCAGCGCCAACAAGTTGAGCGGGTGCGCGGCGATCGCGTGGAACTTGAAGTTCGACAAGAACGGCGAGAAATTTGCCGCCGGCGTGCCGGTGCAAGGCGCCTATGGCAAGTGGGTGAAGGTCTATGATCCGCGCAAGGATTCGACCTTTCCGGGCGGAAGCGGCACGCATCGCCTGGGCAACGAAGCCACGTATGAGTGGAGCGAGAACCCGGCGCTGCACTATGGCACCTATGCCTATGGCCGGTACCAGAACGGCAAGAAGGTGATGGGCGTGGGCCTGCCGGCCGATGGCATCGATTGGCCGATTATCGCGGCCTGGGCCAATGTGTGCGATGCCAATGGCTGGGCGATCTTCGGCCGGGTGTTCGAACCAGGCGATCGCTGGGCCAACCTGAAAGACATGGCCATGGCCGGCGGCGCCGATCCGACGTTTTCGGGCGGCTTGCTGTCTGTGCGGTACCAGGCGCCGCGCGTGGTGCTGGGCACGATCACCGAAGCCGACCTGGGCGAAGGCGATATCAGCACCACGCGGATGCAGCCCTATGGCACGCGCATCAACACGATCGTGCCGAAGTTCATCGATCCCGATTCCAGCTGGGAATTGATGAGCCTGCAGAAGGTGAGTTTTGCCGCCCTGGTGACGCAGGACGGCGAAGAAAAAAGCAAGGAATGGCCGTTCAACCTGGTGAAGGATGCGACGCAGGCGGCGCAGCTGGGCGCCTATCGCATTCTGGATGCGCGGGAGGAATCGCCGATCGAGCTGCCGCTCAAGCCCGAATGGCGGCACATTCGGCCGGGCGATGCCTGGCGCCTGGAAATCCCGTCGCTGGGCATTTCGACTGATGCCGTGGCGATCAAGCGCACGCTCGATCCCAAGACGCTGTGCCCGAAGGTGGTGTGGATGGCCGAAACGCCCAGCAAGCACGCCGCGGCGCTGGGCACGGTGGGTGTGCCAGGGCCTGGCTATCCCACCGGTAGCACGACGGTGAACCGCGATACGATCGCGTGGCGTCTGCGCCAGGTGTTCAACGGCGCACTGCTGGATGGTGGCGGCGCGGAGGCAGCCTGATGGCGATCAATGTGCAGATCTGCCCGCGCGCCGATACGGCGGCGGCATGGACCAGTGCCAACCCGGTGTTGGCCTTGCGCGAGATGGCGCGCGAGACTGATACCGGGCGGCTGAAATTCGGCAACGGTACCACGGCATGGAACAGCCTGGCGTATTGGCAGCCGGGCACCGATGACGAGGCAGTGCGCGACGTGATCGGCGCGGCGCTGGCCGCGGCCGATGGGTTGGCCGTGACCGTCAACGATGCGGGTGACACGATCACGGTGGGCGTGGCCGATGGCCATGCGCTGCCGTTGGCGGGGGGAGGAAGCCCAGAAGGGGTAGTGAGCGCGCCGGTGGGCACGCTCTATCTGCGCAGCGATGGGGGCGCGGGCACGACGCTCTACGTCAAGGAAACAGGCACCGGCAACACAGGCTGGGCTGCCAAGTAGGGATCCGACAATGACGCAATGGACAGACTGGCTGGGCCAATTGGCCGCAGCTGGCAAAGGGCCTGTGCCGATCACCGACGTGGTGCGCGGCAAGGCCTGGAGCTGGGGAATCAACCTCGATGCGGATTTCAGCGGTGCCACGATGGCCGGCGAAGTGCGCGCAGCGCCCGACGCAGCTGGATCGCCGCTGGCGACGTTTACGGTGAGCAGCCCGGTGGTGGCCGATGGCATGACGCGCTTCACCGTCAGTCTGGATGCCAGCGCCACTGGCGGGCTGCCGGCCGATGCCGATGGCAACGGGGTGGAGGCATGGCCCTACATGCTGTTCCTGATGCCGAGCGGCGGCACGCAAGAGCTGCTGGTGGGTGGCCTGCTGACCGCGATCGGGAGCGTCTGACATGGCAGATATCACGATCGCCTTTGGTGGCCGCGAAATCATGGTCTCGATGGGGCCCAACGCCGTGGCCGAGAACGCCGCGGCGCGGGCCAAGTTGGATGCCCAATCGGCAAACACGGCGGCAACGCTGGCTGGCCACTATGCCAACGATGCGACGGATACCGATGTCCCTGGCGGGGCGGCGGGCGAGCGCGGCGCCAAGTATTGGGCGAACCTTGCGATGGCGAATGCTACAGCGGCATTGGCGGCGGCGGGGATCAGCGTCAAGGCAGGTTCGGCCCGGTTCACTCTCTTCTTCTCCGGTGACAAGTCGATCTGGTTCGACCTGACGCCTACCGCCATCAAGCACGTTGTGATCGATGCGATGCAAACCGCCATCGCCAATCTGCAGGCATTGTTCTCCACGATCAGTGCGCCAGCGCAGCGGCTTGCCAGCAAGCCGGGGCCAGATGGCCTCTATCTGTATGGGGGGGATGGGAAGACGTTTGCCAGCATCACCCGCAACGCGATCAACCACCCCGACTATGCCAGCACGAAGGCCCAACTTGCCAGCCTTGTGACCAACGGCGTTACGAGCAGCTATCTGGTACGCGACAGCAAGTGGGACAGCATCCAGGCGATTGGCGAAATCATCCATTTTGAGGGTGTGGGGCAAAGCCGGGCGCAGGGTTACCCGGGCACACTCTACAGCACCGGCGCCGCCAATTTCGCCAAGATGTTCGTGGGCGGTGTGCGGCCCGACGATCTATCGGTGGACCCGGCCGTCATCTATGCGAGCCTTGCGGACCTGCAGGAACGGTATGTGACCAGCATGGCCGACAGCACCGCGAATTCCAGCGGTTCTGTTGGCGAAACGCCGATGTATGGTGCGATGCAGATGATCGCGCAGCTGCTGCGCGACAACGACGGTATCGACCCGAGCACCAGCGGCCAGAAGTTCCTTGCATCGGTTTCTGCGCGCGGTGGGGCGACTGCCGCCCTGCTGACCAAGGCAAATGGCACGCGCTATCCGCGCACCTTGCTCAACATGCAAAAGGGCCCCGTGGCGGCCCGGGCGGCAGGATGGAGCTATGCGACAGGCGGGGCGTTTTATACGCAAGGCGAAGGCGATTGCGCCGCGGTGACTGACCCGAGCACATGGAAAACGACCGTGCGCGGCATTCGGTCATCGATGGAGGCGGACTGGCAGGCAGCAACGGGCACGGCGCGGCCCTTGCCAATGTTCCTCGATCAAACGCCATCTTCGGCCAATTACTATGCCGGGGCTCAACCTGATATCGCCATCGCGCAACTGCAGTTGGCGCTTGAAGACGACTATATGTGCCATGTCGTGGCGCCGTTCTTCATGGCATTCCGCAACAACGATATTCACATGGTGCCCCAAGGATACAAGCATCTTGGCGCCTACTATGGCTGGGCAGCGTATCAGTGGCTGTACAAGGGCTACAAGCCGCAGCCACTTCGGCCGGTGATCCGCGCCGAAGGCAACAAGATCATCGCGCGCTATCCCGTGCTTCCAGGCCGCAAGCTGGTGATCGACACGACGACGATCGAGCTGATGCCCAATTTCGGGATGCGGGCCTTTTCGGCCTCCGGCACCGAAAAGACCTTGAGCAACCCCAAGCTGGTCGGCCGCGATTGCGTGGTCTGGGATGCGCCGGAGACGCCGGCCGATATCTGGAGCTTTGGCTATGCGTGGTCGAAGCAAACCGCCGCGAACCGCACCGTTCTGAACGGCGGAAATATTCGTGACGATAATTCGCTGATTTTCGATCCGACTGACTTGAACAAGCCCATGTATCGATGGGCGCCAATCGACAAGATCACCCTGACGGCGTGAGGGAGCACCTGTTATGACTATGTTCGGTATCGCGTTCCCCGGTTCGGGTGGGGCCTATGGCACATTCGAAACTTTGCCCTCGTTCGGCGGTCTGGGATACGCCGCGCATCTTTTCGGTTCATCGTTGACCTCCACGCCGAGTGCCAACCTGTTTGAGTCCTCAACCGCTGGAAACGCCTTGCTCTACGGCACGGCGGGTGCCGTGGGGATTGCTCTGTCAGGCGCTGCCTTCACCGGTGTCGTTGCCGGTGGCGTGCTTACGGTCTCATCCTTTGTGGCCGGCGGGCAAGCCCTGGCCGTTGGCCAGACGGTCTACAACAGCAACGGCGTGCAAGTCGGCGTGATCGCATCGCTGGGCACTGGCACAGGCGGGAACGGCACATACAACCTGGCTGCAGGTTGGGTCGCCACGGCTTCCAGCAGCATGACCAGCGTGAAAAATGCGGTCGATTTGCCCGGTTATAGTGGCCAGGCCTATAACGGCGCGGCCTTCACTGCCGATATTACCGCGGGTGTTCTCACTGTTTCAGCGTTTCCGAGCGGGGGCACGGGCACGCCGTTGGCGGTGGGTGATGCAATCTACAGCGCCGGCGGCGTCGTGCTTGGCGTGATCGCGTCGCTGGGCACCGGCACGGGCGGAACCGGAACCTATAACCTGGCAGCGGGATCGATCGCCACGGCTTCTACCACGATGTATCGCGGCACCACGGCAGGTGTTGGCGGCATGACCAGCATCGCTGTTGCCAAGGGCAATGCCGGCGGACTTGTCAGCGATTATGTCGCCACGGCGGGTGCATCGCTGGCGCTGCAACTCAATGGCGGCGCAACCACGGCCATGGGCGTGGTGCGCGGCAGCACGACGGTAAACAGCCAGGTGGCGCTGCTGGCCAATCCGACCACGCAATGGACGATGTATGTGTGCCAGTTCACGGCCACGATGGTGCAGGCAATGGTATGGCGCGCGGCCAGCGGCCTGGTATCTGCAGGAGCTACTGCACTGCCCACGGCGGGCGCAGTTGGATCAACCACCAATCGCCTGCAGGTGGGCCGTCCTTATGGCATTCCAAATGCCACAGTGGCGGGGGTGGCGGTCTATAAGGGCGCACTCACCCAAGCCCAGATTTTGGCAGTCGGGGCTGCGTTCGGCGCAATTCTGGCGGACGTTGGTGAAACGCTCTGATGCCTGATTGGAACGGGATGGGTGACGCCGCGCCCTATATGTGGACCGGCGGCGCGGGCCTGCTGGGCCGCATGATGTTTCATGCGCGCCAGGTGCAGCGTGGGCAGCGCAAGCCGTGGTCGTGGGCTCTGTTCTGGGATCTGCCGATCGCGCTGGGCATGGGCTGGGGCGCCTATGGTCTGTGCGTGTGGCTGGGCCTGGGGCTTGAGCCCACGGTCAGCGCCTCGATCGCGGCAAGCTACCTTGGCCCCTATTCGGTCGATCGGCTCTTTGCCGGGCTGGCAGCCCGCTACGAACGCGGCGCGCCCGCGGTTTAACCAGGAGAAAATCGATGATCACTTTGCCGCCGGCGTATCGCTGGCTGATGACCTGTGCCCAGCGTCCGCGCATGATCGATGAAGCGCTGGCGCTCTATGGCACGACCGAAGTGGCCGGGCCCGGCAACAACCCCAAGATCATGGCCTGGGCGGCCGAGCTGGGCGGCGACGTGGCGCGGGACTATCGCGCGGACAGCATTGCCTGGTGCGGCCTGTTCGCGGCGATCGTTGCCAAGCGGGCTGGCAAGCCCGTGCCTGACAAGCCGCTGTGGGCGCTCAACTGGGGCAAGTTCGGCGTGCCCAGCCCGGCGCCTGGCCTGGGCGACGTGCTGACCTTCCAGCGGCCCAGTGGCGGCCACGTCGGCTTCTATGTGGCCGAGGACGAGTCGACCTTCCACGTGCTGGGCGGAAACCAGGGTGATGCCGTCTCGATCGTGCGCATCGCCAAGTACCGGCTCGATGGCGCGCGCCGTCCGATCTACCAGCGCCAGCCCACCAGCGTGCGACCTTATCGCCTGGCTGCGGGCGGCACAATTTCCACGAACGAGGCTTGA